ACATCATCATTTAAGCATGTAGCTGATATTATTGAAAATGGTGTTGCATTTGTACCGGATTCATTGGCAAGAAACTATAATTACGGATTTGAATTATCTACACCAACTTTATTACATATAAGTTCTAAAGAGCAGACAATTGGTACGGGTTCATATAATTTATCAACTGAAATTACGAATGTAAGTTCTTCTTATGGTAATGTTGTAAATGTTGTTAAAAATGGTTTGAGTGTATTACCTACATTAGTAACAAATACATCATCATCTTTAAAAGTAACAAACGTAAATCCTATAAGACAAGCAACATCAGCATCATCTTTTGATACTAATAAGATTTCAAGTGGATTTGATTTGATATTAAGTGTAATTGAAAATGGAACATCGGTTCTACCAACAATTATATCAAACACATCAGCAAGTATTAAAGTAACTAACACCCCACAATTAATAAGTGGAAGTGCTGCTGGAAGATTGCAAGGTAAATTAATATCAGCATCTTTATCTTTGGTAATTGATGTGTTATTAAGTAATGGTACAAGTTCAATTGGACTTAAACAATCAACATTCCCAATAGCAAATTCAAATGCAAAAATAAACTCAGCATATAATCTATTAGTGAGTAACTCTAAATTTATAGTTGATGAAACTATTGCTTATATGAGTTCTTCTTGGAGTGGATTTGAATATACACAAAGTAAATGTGAAAGAGATTTGACAGGAATCCTTAGTGGTTCTGCATTTGACCTTTTATATGGTGGTAACTCTGCATCTTTGTTTAATGGTAAGTTCTATTTTGATTTCCCATCTCAAGCTACTGGTTCTCAATTAGACCAAACAATTACGGCAATCAAATACGCAAGTGGATTGGCTGAAAAGGTTGTATTGAATACTCCGTTTACACATATATCTGCATCAATTAACCAACCAACATCAGCATCTTGGAATTCATTAAGAAATAATAAAGGATTTATACAAAGTGAATCAATTGCATATCTATCTTCTTCTTGGAGTAATTTTGATTATAACGAAACTACTTGTAAGAGAGATATTGGATACGTTATAGATGCAGTAGCAACTGATTTATTATATGGTGGAAATGAGAGAAGTGTTGTAGCAGGTAGATACTATTATGATTATCCATCTCAAGCTACAAACGCACAATTAGAACCAACATTGACTGGTATAAGATACGCTAAAGGAACAGCTATGAATGTAGTTGTTAATAAGCAGGTATTTACAGCATCTTTGGAAGCTCAATACGCATACGATTTAATAAAAGCTAACAAAGTATTCATACAAAGTGAAAGTATTGCATTTGTAAATGTTAAATACCCTAACTTAGATTATAGTGAAAGTAAATGTTATAGAGATTTAGGATATATCATTGATGGAGTAGCAACTGATTTACTTTATGGTGGTAATGAAAGAAGTAGAAAGAACGCAGATTACTATTATGAGTTCCCATCTCAAGCTAATGGGTCTGGTTCGCAAGTTGTGGAAACGGTAGAGGCAATTAAGTACGCAGCTAGAATAACAACGGCATCTATTAGTAGTACATTAATACCAACACCACAAACTATACCTAATACGTTAGCAAATATTAAAGTAACAAACGCTAATCAATATATTTCAGCATCATCGGCAACTTCTACTGAAGCAACAATACTATCAGCATCAATTGCTATCGTAACTAACATAGTTGCTAACGGAACTGGTTCAGCAATAGTATCCGCATCATTAAGTTTACCAACTTCATCTTATACAACGCCGGTAAGTAATGATAATAGATGGATTGCATACGGAATACTAAAAAATAATATTTCATTTATACAGGATGAAACTATCGCATATCTATCATCATCTTGGTCAACTGCATCTTATGATGAAAGTAAGTGTAGACGTGATGTGGGATTGATTATAAGTGGAGCAGCTGAAGATTTAATATTTAACTCAAATTCAGCATCATTATTTAATGGTATATTCTATTATCAATATCCATCACAGGCGCAAGGAGCACAATTGAATCAAACGCTTGATGGAATAAACTACGCAAGTAAGTTAGCACAAAAGGTAATTCAAAACGTAACTTATGTAACGGCATCAGCAATTGTATCGGCATCATACGCATTGATTAGAAAGAATAGAGAATTTATACAAAATGAAACTATTGCGTATCTATCTTCTTCTTGGAGTACCGCATCTTACATTGAATCAACTTGTAAGAGAGATGTTGGTCATATTATAGATGCAGTTTCTACGGATTTACTATACGGTGGAAACGAAAGAAGTACAAACGCTGGGGTGTTCTATTACTTATATCCATCACAAGCGCAAGGTGCACAATTACAACCAACATTGACAGGTGTTAATTACGCAGGACAACTTTCTAAAAATGTTGCGGCATCATTAACATTTGTGACAGCATCACAATTAGTATCAGCATCGGTTAATTTATTAAGAAAAAATAGAGAGTTTATACAAAATGAAACCTTAGCTTACTTAACTGCTAGTTGGAGTACATTTGAGTATGATAAAGATAAGTGTAAGAGAGATACTGGTTATATATTAGATGGTGTTACTACCGATTTATTATATGGTGGTAATGAAAGAGGTGTATTGAATGGTAAATTCTATTACGAATATCCATCGTTGGCAATCGTTGAAGGTGATGGTGATGGTGTTGGACAATTAGGACAAACAATTGATGGTATAAACTACGCAGGTAGAATAGCACAAAAGATTGCACAAAATATACAATTCGTAACTGCATCATTACAAGCATCGGCATCATTTGATTTATTAAGAAAGAATAAAGCATTTGTGGCAGAGGAAACTATTGCTTATGTAAGTTCTTCTTGGAGTGGTGTATATTATAACGAAGCAACTTGTAAGAGAGATGTAGGATACCTAATAGATGCAGCAGCAACGGATGTATTATATGGTGGACAAGAAAGAAGTGTGATAGCAGGACAGTATTATTACTTATATCCTTCTAACGCAATCAATAAAGGTGTACCATCTACTCAAAATCAATTAGACCCAACCCTTACTGGTATCAGATATGCTGGAAAGACAGCTAAAAAAGTAATAACTAATCCAACTTATTTAGTACCATCTGCATCTCTATTAACAACAGCAAAATTGTTGACAGATAATAAAGAATTGATACAAAAAGAAACTATACTATTCTTATCTTCATCTTGGAGTAATTTGAAATACAATGAAGTAAGTTGTAGTAGAGATTTAGGATTTATCATAGATGCAATCAGAACTGACTTAGTTTATGGTGGTAATGAAAGAAGTATTGAAGCTGGTTCATATTATTATAAATTCCCATCAGTAGCAATATTAGATAGTTATGGTGATAATAATGGACAAAAGAAGCAAACGATAGATGGCATAAACTTCGCAAGAGGAATATCTGAAAAAATTGTAGCAAATACTCTATTAACTTACTTAGCACCATCTACTAAGAGAAGACAAGCAGCTGAAAGATTGAAATCTGGTAAAGATGAATTGAAACAAAGAGCAATTGGATATACAAATGGAGCTTTTCCATATTTAGTATATAATGAGGCAAGTTGTTCACGTGATACAGGATTTATTGTAGATGCAGCTGTAACGGATTTATTGTATGGTGGAAATGAAAGAGGAATCAGAGCAGCATCTTCATATTATGATGGTCAGTACGGAAGTGCAATAGCTGTGACTAGAGACCAATTATTAGAAACATTGGAAACAAATCGTTATCTAAGAACTAGAGCAGAGTTTATAGCAGCTGGGGCACCATTAGAATCATTTGGTTCTTTGATTGTAGCAACTGGTATTGACTACTCTTATAATGGTAGTGGTGTGACATTCAAAGCACTTCCTCCAAATCAGGGTGGTAGTGGTGTGGCTGACCCAATATACGAAATTACCGAATTGGGTGGAGGTAGAATCTTCTTCACATCTGGTAATCAGGATGGTGACTTTAGAATTGGTACGGGATTAAGTATTAATCAGGCAACTGGTACTCTTGTGGGTAGAACATTTAGTAAATCTCTATTCTCATTAGTAACTCCGTTCTCATTGGCACTACAAATATAAAAAAGAAAATAAAAAAATAAAAAAATGGCAGAAGTTTTTGTACCCTTAAATCGGTTTCAGTCAGTAGTAACAGGATTGACTGGAGAGCCCGATGAAATTTATACAACACCGGCAGGTGTGTCATCTATTGTGTTATCTTGTCAAATTACAAATAATAGTTTGGTAACACAACCCGTAACTATATTTGTAACATCAAATAAAGAAATACCTGTACCTGAATTTGGAAATGTATATAGTGGTAGTTCATTTATAAGTTCTTCTGTAAATTTATTAAATTTTAGTGGCAGTTTTGCTAGTGCATCTTTATTATTAAATGCAAATAGACAATTTTTAAGAAAAGAAATTGCAGCATATACACAAAACCAAAATAGTTTATCAGAAACTCCATTTACTTTTATATCATCTTATTTTGAACAAAATACTTTGGATGATGTGGATGCAATAAAATATGATATCGTTAATAACACAACAATTAGAACAAATAAAGCAGCAAAAGCATACTTTGATAAAAATGGTGTATCTTTAATTGATTCAACTGAATATTCTGCATCTATATTTGCTTTAGATTATTTAAAAGTATTATCAAATCAAATTATAAAAAACGAATCTGTAACTGGTTCTGCACTTTCACCATTATTATTTCAAAGTGGAGTTACTCAATCTGTATTGACATCATTTAATAACGGAACAAACGCTGGAGTTTCTGCATCTATATATGTTGTAAATTCTTTGGTAGATGTAATTAAAAAAACAATTGAAGCTCCTGTATTTATTGAACAGGAAGCTGTAAGATTAGTGACTAACGTAACAATACCACCAGCTGATTCACTTTCACCGGTGGTTTCTGGTAAATTAGTATTGGAAGAAACTTATGGATTTATTGTTTCTGGTTCAACTCAATTGACTGTGGTTCTTTCTTTGTTAGAAAGTGCAAATGAATAACAATAATATCATTGATTGATATTTATAAGGGATTCTCTATATTTATAACAAAGCTGGAAAGTAACGCATGGCAATAAGTAATCTATTAACGGGCAGGGTAAGGGTTGTAAGCCCGAAAAATGTAACATCTGACAGGTATCAATTCTTGGATTTATCTCAAGCAGAGCCGAATTTGGGTGTTCCTAGCTTTTCTGCATCATTATTAACGAATCCTGCTATTGTAGTTTCGGATAGTGAAGGTAATAGAGGATTTGCAAGAACAATTAGTTTAGACCAAATTTCAGGTTCTTTTTCTGGTTCATTTCAAGGGGATGGTAGTAACTTAACAAATCTACCTGCAGCAATTAGAATAGCTAGTGGTTCAGCAACTGCATCTTTTATAGGAGGCAATTTAGTTGTAAATACAAATACAACAGTTCAAGGAAATTTAATTGTAAGAGATTCTATATTTGCAGAACAATTAGTAGTATCTTATATTTCATCATCTGTAATATATTCATCGGGTTCAAATAAGTTTGGAGATGATATATTAGATATACAACAAATAACTGGTTCACTTAATATTAGTGGTAGTGTTATAATAACTGGTTCTCTTAAAGCCCAAGAAATAACAGGTTCTGTATCTGGTGCATTTACTGGAGATGGTGCTGGATTGTTTAACATTCCTCGTTCTGCATTTAGTGGTGATTCATTTAGAATAGCTAGTGGTAGTGTAACTGCTTCCGTAGACCCTACATATGGATTTAAAGTTGAATCGGCATTAAGTGGTTCTGAATTTACTGGTAGTGTGGATATTAGTGGTAGTATATCAGCATCGTTATTTATTGGAGATGGTAGAGGATTATTTAATTTACCAGCTTTAACAGCAACATTAATAGCAAGTGGTTCTGCAACTGCATCTATCGCACCAAACACTGGATTGGTTGTAAATACATTCTCAACATTCCAATTTCCAGTATCCGCATCAATGTTTAGTGGTAGTGGTAAGGGATTATTTGATATTCCACAATCAGCTTTAGCAGAGGATGCAACTTTAATAGCAAGTGGTAGTGTAACGGCATCGGTATCACCTAATTTTGGATTTAGAGTAGAATCTGCTACGGTTGGTTCTCAGATAACTGGTAGCATGTTTGTTACTGGTAATATTCAATTGGGTGTTGGTGGTGTTTATTCTGGTAGTGGTGCAAGATTATTCGATATACCACGTTCAGCATTAACTCCGGATGCATTGGTAGCAACATTAATAGCAAGTGGTAGTGTAACGGCATCAACATCTCCGGATTTTGGATTTAAAGTAATATCTGCACAAAGTGGTTCTAGTTTTACTGGTAGTTTATTTGTAAGTGGTGGAATTGAAATTAATTCTGGTTCATCTTACTCTGGTAGTGGTGCTAGATTATTTGATATTCCAGTAAGAGCATTAAGAGATTTAGACTTATCTAAGATTTCAAGCGGTTCGGCAACGGCATCAATTTCTCCTGATAAAGGATTGGTGGTAAATACATTCTCTACATTTAGTGGAAGTATGCTTATTTCAGCATCTAAGCAATATTTTCCATCCGAATCTATACAAACTGTATTTAACGTAACTAATAATGATAATTTAAATTATAATTTTACTGGGGCAGCTATTGGTTCGAATCCAACATTAACATTAGTAAGAGGTATAACTTATATTTTTAATTTAAATGTAAGCGGACATCCTTTTCAAATAAAAACAATTAATACAACCGGAACAAACGATTTATATAATACGGGTGTAACGAATAATGGAGGTCAAGTTGGTACTTTAATATTTGCAGTACCATCAAATGCACCTGATAGACTTTATTATATTTGTCAATTCCATGCATCTATGGCTGGTACTATTAATATAGTAGATGGATTATTGCAAAAAGGTGATGGTGTTACCATAACAGGAAGTTTGGATGTTAGTGATATTATTAGAGCTAGAGAATTTACTGGCTCATTTAGTGGTTCGTTTTTCCAAGGTGATGGTGGGGGATTATTTAATATTCCAAGAGCAGCATTTACTGGAGATTCTCCTAGAATAGCAAGTGGTTCTGTAACGGCTTCTGTAAGTCCTGATGATGGGTTTTTAGTAAAATCAGTTGAAAGTGGTTCAACTTTTAGTGGGTCTGTTGATATTAGTGGTTCTTTAATTATATTTGGAAATTTAATTGGACAAGAAATTAGTGGTTCAAGCTTTAGTGGTTCATTTCAAGGAGATGGTAGTAGATTAACAAATATAAACGTACCACCTCAAGTTGCAACAAAGATAGTATCTGGTTCGGTAACAGCTTCTGTAAGTCCTGATTCTGGATTCGTAGTAGTATCTTCTGATAAAGGTTCTCAATTTACTGGTAGTATATTTTTAAGTGGTAGTATATTTGGAAATTCAAGTATAGAAATATCCAGTGGTTCGTTTAGCGGTAGTGGTGCTAGATTATTTGATATACCAAGAGCAGCTTTAACGCCAGATGCTTTATTATCTACTGAAATAAAAAGTGGTAGTGTAACGGCATCGGTTAGTCCTGAATTTGGATTTAAAGTATTATCTGCGGAAAGTGGTTCTCAATTTACTGGTAGTTTATTTGTTAGTGGTAATATATCATTAGCAAGTGGTTCATCTTATTCTGGTAGTGGTAAAAATTTATTTGATATCCCACTATCAGCATTGGCAAACTTAGACCTTTCTAAAATTTTCTCTGGTTCGGCAACTGCATCAATTTCTCCTGATAGAGGATTTGAGGTATTCGCTTCAGTATCAAACTTTTCTGGTTCAGTATCAGCATCCGTATTTAGTGGTAGTGGTAAAGGATTAACAGATATTCCATTTTCAGCGTTATCAGAAGAATTAAAAAGAATTGCTAGTGGAAGTGTAACTGCATCGGTTTCTCCTGATGATGGATTTAGAGTAATATCAGCTGAAAGTGGTTCTCAATTTACAGGTTCTTTATTTGTAACTGGTGGATACATTAGAGTTGAGACTGGCTCATTTTTCTCTGGTTCTGGTGCTGGATTAAAAGATATTCCTAGAAACGCATTGACCGAAGATGCTTTAATATCTACCGAAATTAAAAGTGGTAGTGTAACTGCATCTGTTTCTCCTGATTTTGGATTTAGAGTAATATCAGCTGAAAGTGGTTCGCAATTTACTGGTAGTTTATTTGTAACTGGTGGATATATTAGAGTTGAGACTGGTTCTTTCTTTAGTGGTAGTGGTGCTGGATTATCTGATATTCCTGAATCTGCATTATCATTTAAAATTAATAGAATTGCAAGTGGTTCGGTAACTGCATCAATTTCGCCTGATTATGGGCTTAGAGTAAATACATTTTCTACAATTAGTGGAAGTTTTATAGTATCATCTTCTGCAAGAGAATTAGCATATTCTGATATAGATACTGTATTTAACGTAACCAATGCTGGAAGTAGTGCATATAATATAAGTAATAGATTAGTAAGTGGTTCAAACCCAACTTTAACTTTAGTTAGAAATGTAAATTATACATTTAATGTAAATGCTAGTGGGCATCCATTTTGGATTAAAGATACAAATAGTACAGGTACTGCAAACTCATATGATACTTGGGTAACTAATAATGGTGATGATGTTGGTGTTATAACATTTTTAGTTTCAGGAAGTGCACCGAATACACTTTATTATAATTGTCAATTACATGGTTCAATGGCCGGCACTATTAATGTAGTAGATGCATTATATGTTCCAGCAGAAATAAAATTAATTGGAGATACAAAAGTAATTGGTGTAGTAACTGCTTCTGTATTTAGTGGTAGTGGTAAAGGATTATTTGATATTCCTTTCTCAAATATTACTGGTGATGCAGTACGAATAGCAACTGGTAGTATAACAGCATCGGTATCACCACAAAAAGGATTTTTTGTTGAATCAGTTGAAAGTGGTTCATCTTTTAGTGGAAGTATTTTAATTGATTCATCTTCTTTTATTTATTCAGAAGGTACTTATTTACGAAATATTCCTCGTTCTGCATTAACTGAAGATGCATTAGCTTCATCTGAAATTAAATCAGGTTCAGTAACAGCATCGGTATCTCCTGTATTTGGATTTATAGTAAAAACACCATTTACTTCATCAGTAAGTGAAAGTTTCTTTGTTACACAAATAGCATCTCAATTTACGGGTTCAATATCCGTATCTGGTAGTTTATTTGTAAATGATACAAGCGGAGGACTATTTATAGATTCATCATCATTTATATTTGCTGATGGAACATATCTTAGAAATATTCCTCGTTCTGCATTAACTGAAGATGCACTATTATCATCGTTTATTGTATCTGGTTCAGTAACGGCATCTGTAAGTCCTGATTTTGGATTTAAAGTAATAGCAACTAATATATTTAGTGGTTCTGAGTTTGGTTCTCAATTTACTGGAAGTGTTGATGTAAGTGGAAGTGTTAGAGCATTTAGATTTATAGGAGATGGTTCTCAAATTACAAATGTACAAGCGGCAGCATCACCTTTAATAGCAAGTGGTTCTGCAACGGCTTCGGTAGCTAGTGGTGATACTTTTGTAGTTACAACCGGTGCAACTGGTTCTGGCTTAAATTATCAAATTGGTACTCGTATAACTGGTAGTGTTGATGTTAGTGGTAGTTTAAAAGCTCAATTTATATTAGGTGATGGTAGATTTATAACAAACGTACAAGCGGCAGCTGCACCATTCATTGGTAGTGGTTCTGCAACTGCATCGGTTCAAAGTGGTGATTCCTTTGTAGTAACAACTGGAGCAACTGGTTCGGCCATTGGTTCTAGATTTACGGGTTCAATTGACGTAAGTGGTAGTGTTAGAGCATTTTCATTCATTGGAGATGGTTCTCAATTAACGAATGTACAAGCATCTGCAGCTCCATTAATAGCAAGTGGTTCTGCAACGGCATCCGTTCAAAGTGGAATACAATTTGTAGTAACAACGAATGGTGTATTCTCAAGTGTAGGTTCTAATTCTGGTTCTTATTATGGTTCTATATTCACTGGTTCGGTAAGTATTAGTGGTTCGATATCATCATCTCGTTTTGAAGGTGATGGTGGTGGATTGTTTAATATCCCAGCATCGGCATTAGAAGATTTACAATTAAGTATAATTCAATCTGGTTCTGGTAGAGCAATTGTAGACCCAGAAAAATTAGATGTAAACGTACCTATAACAGCTGCATTATTTATTGGTGATGGTGGTGGATTATTTAACATTCCGGCAAACGCATTACAAGACCTTAAATTAGATAGAGTTATATCTGGTTCGGTTGAAGGTGTGATATCTCCAAATAAAGGATTTGAAGTAAATACATCTGTAAGAATATTCTCTGGTTCACTAACTGTGAGTGGTTCGGTATTTGTTAGTGGTGGAAATGTAATAGCAGCATCTGGTTCTTCATTTATTGGAGATGGTAGTGGATTAAGAAATATCAATATCGCTAATTTAGCATTTGAAACTTCTCTATTACAATCTGGTTCTGTAACTGCACAAATCTCTCCAAATTTAGGATTAGTTGTAAATACATCAGCATCTATACAAGGTGATTTGAATGTATTGAATAAAATATTAGTAAATAATATTACGGCAAGTAATGTTATTAAATCTCAATTATTTACCGGTTCATTCTTAGGTACATATAATTTCCAAGGAGTTGGGGCTACGGCTAGTGCAGAATATGATATTTTAAGATTCAATCCAACACAAGGATATTTCATACCTCAGCCGGAAACATCATTAACTGAAACAGTAGCATTTAATAATGTAAGTAATTTAACTATTGTACACAATTTGGGTATAAAATATCCAATGGTTCAGGTGTACGCTACTGGTTCTGAAGACCAAATTTTACCTGGAACAATAAAATCAATTGATGATGATACTATACAAATTGTATTTAGTGGATTAACATCTGGACATGTTGTAATTGGTAGTGGTGGTTCTTTAATAAATGGAACTATTAATGGAGATAGGGTATTTGGTGAAGTTTATTCGGCATCTTATGCTAGGAGAGCAGCTTTAGCAGACGCTGTAACTGGATTTGATTCGGCATCGTTGGTAGCATTATCAGCATCGTTATCAAATGCAAACGCTTATGTAAGAAATGACCAAACAGCTTCAATGGCTGTTTTAAATTCTAAATTTGCAGAAACTGCATCATATGTAGCTGATTTAAGTAATCTTAATTTAACTGATTATGTAAGAAATAGTAGAACATCTTCAATGACTGTTGGTACTGCTTCTTTAGCAATTACCGCATCATATGCATTATTTGCACAAAATGCATCAAACGTTGATACGGCTAACTTTATACAAAATTTCCAAACCGCATCAATGAGAGTTGGTACGGCTTCATTGGCAATATTTGCATTTACCGCATCATACGCTTTAAATGCAGCTGGAAGTGATACTTCATCGTTCTTACAAATTAATACTGACCAAACTTTTAGAGCATCTTTAGTAGTTAGTGCTAGTTTGGGTGTGAGTGGTAGTGTATTTTTTGGAAATTTACCATCTGCATCATATGAGCAAGTAGTAATATGGGATACAGTAACAAAAAAATTAGGATATAGAAATATAGCAGCAGCTGTGGGTTCATCTGGTACATCAGGAACTTCTGGTATAAGTGGAACGGATGGTACATCAGGAACTTCTGGTACAAGTGGTACAAGCGGTACTTCTGGGACTTCTGGAACATCTGGAGTAGATGGTACATCAGGAACTTCTGGTACATCAGGAACTTCTGGTACATCAGGAACTTCTGGAACTTCTGGATTAGATGGTACATCAGGAACTTCTGGTACATCAGGAACATCAGGAACTTCTGGTACATCAGGAACATCAGGAACTTCTGGAACTTCTGGAACTTCTGGAACATCGGGAACTTCTGGAACATCTGGAACATCGGGAACTTCTGGAACATCTGGGACATCGGGAACTTCTGGAACATCAGGCACAAGCGGAACATCTGGAACATCAGGCACAAGCGGAACATCAGGAACTTCTGGAACTTCTGGAACATCAGGAACATCAGGAACAAGCGGTACAAATGGAACTGCAGGAAGTGGTGGTTCATCAGGAACTTCTGGAACATCAGGAACTTCTGGAACATCAGGAACTTCTGGAACATCGGGAACAAGCGGTACAAATGGTTCTGCTGGTACAGCAGGTACTTCTGGTACATCGGGTACTTCAGGAACTTCTGGTTCTAATGGTAGTAGTGGTACTTCGGGAACTTCTGGTACATCGGGAACTTCTGGTACATCGGGAACTTCTGGTAGTGGTGGTGATAGTGGTAGTAGTGGAACATCTGGTAGTGGTGGTTCTTCTGGTACATCTGGAACAAGTGGTACATCTGGTTCAACTGGTTCAGATGGTACATCAGGAACTTCTGGTACATCCGGCTCAGCTGGACAAGATGGTACATCGGGAACTTCTGGTTCATCAGGAACTTCTGGTTCAACTGGTTCGGCTGGAACTTCAGGTACATCGGGAACTTCTGGAACTTCTGGAACATCAGGAACTTCTGGTTCGGATGGTACATCAGGTTCATCTGGTACAAGCGGTACATCGGGAACTTCTGGAACAAGCGGTACATCTGGTACAAGTGGTAGTGACGGTTCATCTGGTACAAGTGGTACTAGTGGTAGTAGTGGTACTTCGGGAACTTCGGGAACTTCTGGTACATCGGGAACATCGGGCACAAGTGGTAGTGATGGTTCATCTGGTACAAGCGGTACATCAGGAACTTCTGGTACAAGCGGCGTTGGTACTGATGGTACATCTGGTACATCAGGAACTTCTGGAGAAAGTGGTTCATCTGGAACTTCAGGCACATCTGGTACAAGTGGCACAAATGGTAGTGCTGGTTCAAGTGGTACAAGTGGTGTTGGTACTGATGGTACATCAGGAACTTCAGGAACTTCTGGAGAAAGTGGTTCATCAGGAACTTCTGGAGCAAGTGGTACATCGGGAACTTCAGGTACAAATGGTTCAGCTGGTACATCCGGTACAAATGGTTCAGATGGAACTTCTGGAACATCAGGAACTTCTGGTAGTGATGGAACAAGCGGTACAAGCGGCACAAGTGGTAGTGATGGAACTTCTGGAACATCTGGAAGTGGTGGTACAAGTGGTACATCAGGAACATCTGGATTAGATGGAACTTTCTTTGGTAGTAGTGGTACTTCTGGTACAAGCGGTACAAGTGGCACATCAGGAACTTCAGGAACTTCTGGAGAAAATGGTTCATCAGGAACTTCTGGTTTAAACGGAACATTCTTTGGTAGTAGTGGTACAAGCGGCGTAAGTGGTTCTGATGGTACATCGGGAACATCAGGAACTTCTGGAGAAAATGGCTCATCGGGAACTTCTGGAGAAAATGGTTCTTCTGGAACTTCTGGATTAAATGGTACATTCTTTGGTAGTAGCGGTACTTCTGGAACATCGGGAGAAAGTGGAAGTAGTGGAACGAGTGGAATAAATGGTACGGATGGTACTAGCGGAACTTCAGGAACTTCTGGATTAAACGGAACTTTCTTTGGTTCTTCAGGAACTTCTGGTATAAATGGTACTGATGGTACGTCTGGTACAAGTGGTACAAGTGGTACATCGGGAATAAATGGTACTGATGGTACTTCAGGAACTTCTGGATTGAATGGTACAATGTTTGGAAGTAGTGGTACTTCTGGAATAAGTGGTACTTCAGGTACTTCTGGAGAAAGTGGTTCTTCTGGAACTTCTGGAACTTCAGGAACTTCTGGTTTAAATGGTACAATGTTTGGAAGTAGTGGAACATCTGGTTTTGATGGTACTTCTGGTACAAGCGGAGCTGGTACATCTGGAACTTCTGGAGAAAGTGGTTCATCGGGAACTTCTGGTTTAAATGGTACAATGTTTGGAAGTAGTGGTACTTCTGGAGAAAGTGGTTCATCGGGAACTTCTGGTTTAAATGGCACGGATGGTTCATCAGGAACTTCTGGTACATCGGGAACATCAGGAACTTCTGGATTAAATGGAACTTTCTTTGGAAGTAGTGGTACAAGTGGTACTTCAGGAGTAAGTGGAAGTAGTGGTACTTCTGGAACTTCTGGAACTTCTGGTTCGGCTGGAACTTCTGGTTTAAATGGTACAATGTTTGGAAGTAGTGGTACTTCTGGAACATCGGGTACTTCCGGAGTAAGTGGTACATCGGGCACATCTGGTATTTCTGGGACAGCAGGAACTTCTGGATTGAATGGTACTATGTTTGGTAGTAGTGGTACAAGCGGCACATCAGGAACTTCTGGAGTATCTGGTTCTGCTGGTACATCGGGAACTTCAGGTACATCAGGAACTTCTGGATTAAATGGTACAATGTTCGGTTCATCAGGAACTTCTGGAATAAGTGGTACGGCTGGAACATCGGGAACGTCTGGATTAGGAACTTCTGGAACTTCTGGTACATCAGGAACTTCTGGTGTTAATGGTACATTCTTTGGTAGCAGTGGTACGAGTGGTATTAATGGTGAAACTGGCGCTTCCGGTTCTTCTGGTACATCAGGTACAAACGCTCCGGGATTTTCATCTGGTACTTCTGGTAGTGGTGGTGCAAATGGTACTTCTGGATTAAATGGTACATTCTTTGGTTCATCTGGGACTAGTGGTGCAAATGGTACATCGGGTACTAATTCACCGGCATTTTCATCTGGAACTTCTGGTACAAATGGATTTTCTTTGGTTGGAACAACCAATGATGGATTATTAACTTACACAAATGCACCCGTTGGTGCAACTGTTGAAAGTAATATAACATTTGATGGTACGAATTTAGCAGTAGTAGGTAACGTAATATCAACAACATATAGAGAAACATTTAATGATTTAGGAACTGGTGGAAGTGCAACATTGGATTTATCAACAGCAAACAACTTTAGAAGACAATTTAACGGAACTGCAACAATAACAATAACAAACGCACCTAATTCTCCAATTGGATTTGGATTTACATTAGTAACCGTAAATGCCGGAGCATATGCAATTACTTGGCCTGCTAGTGTTGATTGGGTTGGTGGAAGTGCGCCAATACTTACTTCTTCTGGAACTGATGTTTTAGTATTCTACACTTATAATGGTGGAACATCTTACTATGGATTTGTAACAGGTAAAAACTTAAGTTAATAATTATAGTTATGGGAATATTTAGAAGACTAGTAGAATCAGAAACATCGGCAGTTTTTCCGTTTGTATTTAGAATAACAACGACTACGGCTAATACTGTATTTACAACTCCTTTAGTAGATTATGGTGGTTTAACTCCTAATTTAACGATTAGCTGGGGAGATTCTACATCATCACCACTAATAACATCATCAAATTCAGTAGATAGAATACATACCTTTGTAACAGCCGGAACTTATACAATTACTATAAATGGATTTATGCCAGGTTTTCGTGTCGATAATAATGCTGGTATTAGAACTCTTGTTACGGAATTAGTACAATGGGGAATTGTTGGATTAAGAACTATAAATTTTTATGGATGTACTAATTTGACAGCAATACCTGGAAGTGCTTCATTGAGTGGTGTGGGTGGGTATACTGGTTTAGCAGAGGTAGTTTCTTTTGCCTCTTTTATGAGAGGTACTAGAATAACAGCAATTCCTGAGGATGTATTTGATTATTCACCAAACGCAACAACATTTACGGATAGTTTTTCTGGTATAACAACTATAACAACCGTACCAACTGGATTATTTGATAATGTAACTTTAGCAACAACATTTGCATCTTGCTTTTTTGCTTGTACTGGATTAACATCAGTACCTTCTACATTATTTGATACTAATACTTTAGTAGTAAACTTTTCATCAACTTTTAGAAATTGTAGAGCATTAACAAATGTATTACAATTTACATTTAATACAAACGTAACTATTTTTAATAATATTTATAATATGAGTTCAACTGTAAATTCATTAACGGGAACTGCACCTGAATTGTGGTTAAGAACTCCAACTCCATCTGGAACTGATGCATTCAACAATTGTACTGGTTTATCAAATTTTGCATCAATACCTGTAAACTTTAAATAATATGTATTTACGAATTATAGATGAAACAATAAACTATCCTTATAGTATTCCTCAATTAAGAGCAGCATTTCCAAATGTAAGCTTACCTAGCGAATTAACTGATACATCATTGATAGAGTGGGATATGTATGTAGTTACTCCAACTCCAATGCCAACCGATTACACAAAAAATATCACCGAAGGAACGCCTGTTTTAACTGATGGTGTATATTATCAAAATTGGATTCAAACGAATGCATCTCAAACTGAAATAGATTATAGATTAGAAAATCAATGGTTTATTGTTAGAGAAACTCGAAATGAATTATTGGTAGAGTGTGATTGGACACAATTAGCAGATGTATCAGCTGAAACAAAAGCAATTTGGTCTGAATACAGACAATCTTTAAGAGATATTACATCTCAACCCAATCCATTTAGTATAACTTGGCCTGTGAAACCTTAAAAGGAAAATTATTTATATTTATACACATAACACAAAAGTATATAGATATAGATGGTAATACATAGTCCAATATTTTCAGGTTCAATTATTCAAGCTTCAAATGCATACGCAAATTTAAGCGGTTCATTTACTGGTTCATTTACTGGTTCATTTAAAGGAACTATTGATGTATCTCAAGCATCTTTTGATTTTCTTAATATAAATCAAAGATTATCTGTTACTGGTTCTCAAATAATTACTGGTTCTATTAGATTAACACAAGGTGGTTATTTAGTAGATGGTGTGGACGTATTAGATTCGGCAATAGCCTTTGCAATAGCATTAGGATAAAAATAAAACAAAATGGCAAATACATTTAAAAATAGTATAACAAGTTCAATCGGAATAACAGGCGTAAAAGTATATGAAGCTCCGGCAGGAACAGCAGCAACTGTAATTGGTGTCAATGTAGCAAATACATCAACTCAAAATATTTCTGTAAGTGTAATGCTTAGAGATAATGGTGGAAACAAATGCGTATTTTTGGTAAAGAATGCTTTAATTGTACAAGGTAGTTCAAATGTTATGGTAGGTGGAGACCAAAAAGTTGTATTAGAAGCAACAGACTTTATTTCAGTTACATCATCGTTAGCAGCTTCGGCAGATGTAATTGTTTCAGTATTAGAATTGACATAATAAAAAGATATATTAAATGGCGTTTAACGGTAATAATCCAAATGGTTTAAATCAGACTAGTGTAAATAGTGTATCACTTTTTGTAAGTGGTTCTCCTATTTTAAATGCCTCATCTGAATCTGTTAATATTGTAGGAAATTTTAGTTCTTCTGCAGTACAAACAAATGTAATTGGAGTAATTGGTACATCACCACTTCAAATAAAAGCAAATACCCAAATTAGTGGCTCTTTTAATATTTCATCATCAATATCAGCATCTTTGTTTAGAGGAGATGGTAGTGGATTGTTTAATATATCAGCTACATCAATTGGTGATTTGGATAGATTAAAATCAGGTTCAGCAACGGCAATAATTTCTCCAAATAAAGGTTTAGTAGTTAATACTGATTTAACAGTAGCTGGTACAATAAATGCAACTGAATTAAAAGTAACTTACATTTCATCATCAATAATATACGCAAGTGGTTCATCAAAATTTGGTGATGCTCAAACTGATAAGCAAGAATTTACTGGAAGTGTTGGTATTACTGGTTCATTAACATTTGGTGTTGGCTCTTTACCGCAAGATGGTAGTACAAATGAAGTTTTAGTTTATAATACAACAACTGGTAGGGTTGGTGTAAAAACAGCAGCAGCAACATCAGGAACATCTGGTACTTCTGGAACATCGGGAACATCAGGAACATCTGGTTCATCTGGTACATCGGGTTCATCAGGAACTTCTGGTTCTCAGGGTTCGTCTGGAACTTCTGGAACATCAGGAACTTCTGGAACATCAGGAACTTCTGGTTCAACTGGTTCGGCTGGCACATCAGGAACTTCTGGAACATCAGGAACTTCTGGAACATCAGGAACTTCTGGTACAAGCGGTAGTAGTGGTACAAGTGGTACATCGGGAACTTCTGGAACATCAGGCTCAACAGGTAGTAGTGGTACAACGGGTTCGGCAGGAACTTCTGGAACATCAGGAACTTCTGGAACATCAGGAACTTCTGGTACAAGCGGTACATCTGGACTAAGTGGTAGTAGTGGAACAAGCGGTACGAGTGGTTCATCGGGAATAAGTGGTACAAATGGTACGGGTGGTACAACTGGTACAGCTGGTACATCGGGAACCTCTGGAAGAAGTGGTAGTAGTGGTACTTCGGGAACTTCTGGAACTGCAGGAAGTGGTGGTATAACTGGTGGTGGCGGTTCAAATGGAACATCAGGAACTTCTGGTAGTAGTGGGACAAGCGGTACAAGTGGAACGAATGGAACGGCTGGTAGTGGAGGTTCATCGGGAACTTCAGGTATAACTGGAGCCGGTGGAGGAAGTGGTTCATCGGGAACTTCGGGAACAAGTGGAAGTAGAGGTACATCAGGAACTTCTGGTTCATCAGGAACTTCTGGTTCATCTGGAACTTCTGGAATAAGTGGTAGTGGGGGTTCATCGGGAACTTCAGGAACTTCGGGAACAAGTGGAAGTAGAGGTACATCAGGAACTTCTGGAGCACAAGGTTCATCGGGTTCAGCAGGAACATCAGGAACATCAGGAACTTCTGGAGCACAAGGTTCATCGGGTTCAGCAGGAACATCAGGAACTTCTGGTACATCTGGAATTTCAGGTTCGGCAGGTACATCGGGAACATCTGGAACTTCTGGAGCACAAGGTTCTTCTGGTTCAGCAGGAACATCTGGAACTTCTGGAGCACAAGGTTCTTCTGGTTCAGCAGGAACTTCTGGTACAAGTGGTAGTAGAGGCACTTCAGGAACTTCTGGTATAAGTGGTAGTAGTGGGACTAGTGGTAGTAGTGGGGTGAGTGGTTCGGCTGGAACTTCAGGAACTTCTGGTACAAGTGGTTCGGCTGGAACTTCTGGTACAAGTGGTAGTAGAGGTACTTCAGGAACTTCTGGTACAAGTGGCTCATCGGGAACTTCTGGAGTAAGTGGTTCTGCTGGTACAAGCGGTAGTAGTGGTACTTCTGGTTCTTCTGGAACTTCTGGAAGTAGTGGTACTTCTGGTTCTTCTGGAACTTCTGGAAGTAGTGGAACATCAGGTACGCGTGGTACATCTGGTACATCTGGATTATTAGCATTAACTGGTACAACTGATAATGGTGTAATCACACTAAATGGTTCAGCTCCTAACGGAACTGTTGAAGCAAATTTAAGATTCGATGGTACTACATTAGCAGTAACTGGTAACGCTACAATTAGTGGTGACCTTACTGTAAGTGGTACAACAACATATATTAATACAACAACTCTTAACGTAGGTGATAATATCCTTACACTTAACGCAGATATTGGAGCATCAACTGCACCAACTGAAAATGCAGGTATAGAAGTTAAGAGAGGTAATGCAGCAACGAAAGCATTTTATTGGGAAGAAGCAAATGATAGATGGTATGCCGAAGATGGTCTTTATGTAGCAGGTAATGTAGTTCTTAGTGGAACTGTTGATAGTGGACAAGGAGCAACTGAAGTTCATTTAATGAACCAAAATGTTCGTACAACTGATTCACCATCATTCAATAGAATAACATCAACTGTAGCAACTGGTACATCACCATTAGCAGTATCATCTACAACTTTAGTTAGTAACTTAAACTCTGATTATTTAGGTGGACAACAAAATTCATCATTCTTTAGAAATTTAAGTGGAGGTACTGGTACTAGTATTGATACTTATGTTGATAATGGATTTAGAACCTTAAGTTATACAGGATATAGTTCTGGATTGTGGTCTACTAATATGGGTGGTTCTACTGGAACAGTTCAAATGGAGTTTGAATATAATACTCCTGTTAGAGGATTCAAAATAAGAAATAGAACGGATAATACATCTTGGTCATCGGTTGGATGGGTAACTATGACAACTGCAAATCAAGGACATATTGCTGGAACAATTTGGCATAGTGCAAATGATGGAACTGGTACTGGATTGGATGCGGATTTATGGGATGGTTACCAATTCTCAGATTATTTAAACCAACCGGTTAGAACAACTGATAACGTAACACATAATAGACTAACATTAGGAGTTGCAACTGGTACATCTCCATTGGTAGTTTCATCAACTACATTAGTATCAAGCCTCAATTCAGATTTATTGGATGGGCAAGAAGGTACTTATTATGACCAAAGACAATATACAAGAGCAGATAACTATTTAGGTGGTTATTATGTGAGTGGTGGTAGTGAAAAACCAAACAACGCTATATTTGGAGCTGGTAAGTTTAAGGTAGCAATGTTATCCAGTGGTAATTTAGGATTTAGTGGTCCTTGGAGTGATGTGTTATGGACAAGTACATATAGTGGTGGTGATGTTAAGAGTAGTTTCGCTATTGTAAGTGACAAATACTCAGAAAATGTTTTCTTCGCAAAACAAGCATTTGATTCGGCAAATTGGGGAAGTGGTAGATTAGTTCTTACTGATTTCAATTCTCCATATGCATATTATATGAATCAGTATGTTCGTACAACCGATTCTCCTACTTTTAATGATTTAACAGTAACAGGTAGAGCTGTAATTGGTGGTAACTTTAGTAATCAGGCATATAGTTCAGTAGGTTCTACTAGATTACATTTTGGTGGTGGTGATAGTGATGCAAATAGTAATTACTACATTGGTACTAATATAGAAAATTTTGGAGGTTCATATACCAAATTAGATTTAAGATGGCACACTGGTATTCGTATGGGTGCACAACCTGGATATGGTGGAGTTCGTTTCTATAATAATGAAGATTTAGATGCAGTTATTTTATCAGTTGGTACTAGTGATGCAAACGTTAAAGTAACAAATAGTTTAATAGCTGGAAGTACTGGTACTCCTCAAGCTACTATACAAGCCGTTGGTAATTTAAGATGGTCTTCTGGTGGTAACTCATATTACACTTATAGTGATATGGATAGTGGCGGTCTTTATATTGAGACTGTTGATAATGGCACCAGCCGTGCAAAAATGAGATTCCAAACTAGACCATCAAACTCTGGAGCATATACAACATATCAAATTGATGCTAATAACAACGCTCATTATTGGAGTATTAATGGAACAAATTATTTAACATTAGATACTGGTAATTTGAATGTAAACAATGCCGGTTTAATTGTAAATGGTTTAGCAAGATTCAATAGTAGTGGCGCTCCGTTTATGAGATGGCATAATACATCTGCATCTGGATATATGTTATTGGGAATGTATGATGATAATAGTACTCAAAGAGTTTGGTTTGGTATGGGTGGTAGAACACAATCTTTTGGTTCTTATGCAGCATATTCTACTGATGGATTATCTATGAATTTAGATGGAGCTGGGGCAATTAATATATCAAATAGAGGTTCATCAAAAAGAATCAATTTAAATACTGGTACTGAAGGTGCATCGAATTTTACTACATTAAGAATGGTAAATCAGGAAGTATATGTAACGCCTGATTCGGTAAATGGTAATTTACGTTCACCACTATATTATGTTTCGGATGATACAACTTATTTATGGAATAGTAATAGAATAGTAGTAAACCAAGTAACATTCCCTTATAGAGAATGGGATTATAGTTGGGGAGCTCATGGTACTGGTAGTGGTACTCAATCAATGTCCTTTAGAATGTGGGATAGTTACACTCAAAGTGGAGCACCTTCATCTTATGGTACATTAATTGAATATTATGGATTAGGTGGGCATCAACATGACCAATACTATTTCTATCAGGGTGAAATTCTTCATAGATACGGATGGTATGGTACTACGAACTGGCAAAGTGGGTGGAGAGCAATGTTGCATGCTGGAAACTATTCTGGATACGCAATTCCTATTAGTGGTGGTATAAATATGACTGGTTCTTATGGTTTAAATGACCAAAGATTATATCTAAGAACTAACGGAGATACCAATCACTTTATATGGAATGCGGATGATGATTGGGAAGAAATGAGATACTATTTTGGAACTGGATTTAGAGTTCAAAGTAGTAATGGTGTAACATCGGCAACATTTACAAATAGTGGTATTAACGCCGTTAATATGACCATTGGTGGCGCACAAGTTTGGTATAATAGTGGTGGTTGGTTAGGTGATTTAGCATCTTATGGATTTACTAGAGCTTGGGGACATGCTATGTCTGGGGGTTCTGAATTTGTAATCCTATATAAAGGTGGACAAGGATATACATTAGTTGATGGCTCTTATTACGCTTACGAAGCAGGTGGATTCTATTCATCAAATAACTCAGCAGGAAACACATTATTAGGATTTAATGCAGATAGTACATCTTCTGTTAGATTTAATTCGGCAGTTAGAATTGGTACAAACAATAACCTTTACTTAGATTACAACTACGGACAATCTGTTGTAGGTGTTTATACATCTACTAGATATCAGGGTGTATTCGCAATGGGTGATTCATATAAATTAGCAATTGATGGTTCATCTCCTGGTTCTTTATATGGTTTAGCTTGGTCACATCCAAACGCTGGAGGACAAGCTGGATTCTTAAATGACCACGGATTATTGGTAATGAACTATGGTACTACATTCGCAGCAATTTCTTCTAGAATTTGGGCAAGAGACCAAATGAACGCACCAATCTATTACGATAGAGATACTGGTTACTATTTTGATGGTAACGGAAATACTAACTGGCAAGGTTTGACCGATTATGGTAAAATGAGAATTGGACAGACTGCAAAAGGTAACTTCCGTAGAAATGATTATACTGGGGATTCTAACTATTGGGTAGGTTCAATGGGTTGGGGTACAACTGACCTTATTTCAGTATTTACTTGGGGTAGTGGATTCTTTGATACGTGGAGTAACCCAGCTAACCAACCCGCTGGTACATCTCACTGGACTGGAGTTCAGGCACTTCACTATGTAAGTTCATATAATAGTGGATATGGGTGGCAATTAGTTGGTGGACCTATTGAAGGTGCATGGTGGACATCTTATTGGAGTTCAAAGCGTGCTTGGTATAAGTTAGCAATGTACGGATTGAATGAAGTTGGTGTTGGTTCACTATATTCTACAATTATGTACGATGCCAATGACACATCTCGATATGTAGACCCTAATGGATATAGTTATTTTACAAACACTGGTTTAGTATTAGAAGTTGTAAAACTTGGAACAGGTCCTAATAGTAGAGCATTTATGGCAGCAAACAACCAGGGTGATAACTCTTGGGGTATTGTTGGTGAATTTAGAGTAAATGGTGGACCTGGAGGTGATAGACCTTCTATCTTATTCTCAAGCGGATTTAATAGTAATACATGGTCTTGTGGATATGGATATGCAGATGATTCTTATTTTAGAATCAACCACGACCACGGCCATAGAAACCAAAGTTGGGGTACTACTGATTTCTATATAGATAGGGGTGGTAACTCATATTCAAATGGTAGTTCTAGAGCACCTATATTCTATGACCAAAACAATACAGGATATTATACTGACCCTACTGGATATTCTCAAATGAGTTCTGGTGAATTCAATAACTATATGAGAGCAGCTCGTATTGATTTTATTGGTACGGGTGGTAACTCTGGACAAGGTACAAATGCATACTCTATCTTCCAAGAAGGTGGTGGATGGGGTTATCCTTATCCGGATTTAAGAATTGCATACCATACTGGTATTAAATTGGGAGGAAATGCTGGTTCTTATGAAGGAACTAGAGTTTATTCTGATTACGATATGAGTGATTTGTGTATCCAATTGGCAGGTTCATCAAACTATTCATTTAAGTATAAGTGGATGTGGACAAATGATACTGGATATTACGCCAGTCAAAACGGAGCTCACTGGTATCCAAACAACATCACATATGGTGCTTGGAGAATGAATGGTAATAGAAATGGATGGTATGGACACGTAATCGATTCAGCATATTTACCTCACTATATGTGGGAGAGTGGTAATGGTGGTTGTTATTTACAAGACGCTGGAAGATGGGTATGGTATCATTCATTGGGAAATAACTGTACGGGATTTTGTACATCTTCAACATCTGGAGCATATGGTATATATGTAGCTAAAGGTATTTATTCTGAAGGTAATATAGTAGCTTATTCTGATAGACGAGCAAAAGAAAATATTATAACTGTTGATAATGCTTTAGATAAAGTATCACAAATGAGAGGTGTATTTTATAGTAGAATTAATGATGAAACCAAAAAAAGAAATATAGGGGTAATTGCACAAGAAGTAGAAAAAATATTACCTGAGGTAGTAACATACGCAGCTGATGTGGATGAGTATGGTGTTTCATATGGTAATTTTGCTGGTTTATTTATTGAAGCAATAAAAGAACAAAATGAAATTATAAAAAAACAATCAGCTGAAATTAAAGAATTGAAAGAAATTTTAAATAATTTAATACTTAATATTAAAGGATAATAATATGGCACTAATTAGAGATTACGAATTACCAGGAACTGGATTGACTGTACCAAATGCATATCACGTTGTTACAAATATAAAAGTTGAAAAAAGAATGGCAGATTTCAAGCCACCTGTTGACCTATCTAGACCCGATGGTTTAACGCCAATGAATAGAAGCGCAGGTACGGAAGTATATTGGTCTGCTGGATATACTGGAGAAGTGGCAGTAACTATTTGGGTAAATAAAGCTGCAAGGGATGCCAATGCAAACCCAATTGGATTTATAGGAACTAACCCATCTGATAATAAACATGGTGTTAGTATTGGTACTGCTGGTATGGACCATAAGTGCGTATTTTTTATAGACCAATCATCACCATTGGACCATATGGCACAAGCATATAGACATTTATTAACTACCGATTATTATAGTGGTTCATTGGAAGTTTAAAATCAATATATTTATATAATATAAAATAAAAAATTATGGCATTAACATACGAATGGAAATTAATAGGACTTAAAAAGCAAAACACAGAAAATTTATCTGATGTAATTGTTGGTACTAATTGGAGATTAACAGGTACCGATGAAGATGGTAATAGTGGTATATTCAATGGAGCAACTCCTTTTCAAATACAAGACCTTAACGGTGATGGTTTTGTAGATTATAGAGATTTGACAGAAGAATTAGTATTGGGTTGGATACAAAACCATGTAAGTGGTTCATCTCCATCAAACTATATGACTCATATAAATCAACAAATACAAAAACAAATTGATACTGTAAAATTTGCAACAATAGATGTAAATGAAATTGATTTACCTTGGTCACCAACATCTGGCAGTGCTACACCAACTCCACCAGAGGTTGCACCAACAACTTAATAATATTTAAAGATTTTTATTGTAATATGTTCAAAGCACTTATTTATAAACAAATTTGTGTTTTGAACATTTTCTTTATATTTATATAGGTAATTACATAGGATTTTCTTAATTACAAACTTAAAATACAAATTGGAGAAATAAAATGGCAGAAAGAATCGTATCACCGGGAGTTTTCACAAGAGAAAATGACCTTTCATTCTTAGCACAAGGTGTAGGAGAAATCGGAGCAGCATTTATAGGACCTTTTAAGCAAGGACCTGCATTCGTACCTACAATTGTGAGAACCCAATCAGAGTTCGAAGATATCTTCGGTACTCCTGATGGAACTTATTATACTGAATATGCAGTACAAAACTATTTAAGAGAAGCTGGACAAGCAACAATCGTAAGAGTTGCTGGTATTGGTGGATATCAACAATTAGCACCTTTAGGTATCTTAGCATCTGGTTCTACTAATGGAGTAGGACAAAAATTTGTTGGGGTACTTTATTCAACTAATTTTGGTGATGAAAAAGTAGGTTTTACAAATGCATCAACTAATATCACAAGTAGTGCAGAAGGCGAGGGTAGTTTCGTAATTTCTGGACTAATTAGTTCAGGTTCTGGCGCAGCTAACATATCAGCATCTATATTAAGTACAGCTACTAATGATTTAGCAGACGTATTTGGTGAATCTGCATTTGGTGCTAAAGCAGCATACGCTTATAATTTCTTTGAAAACGTTGCATTATCCTACACTGGTTCTGGTGCTAATGGTACTAATAAAACTGTAATTAGTGAGGTAACATTACCAACTCAAACTTATGGTGATGCACAAGAAGCTGAAACTCCAATTGTTCAATCTCAATTAATTAGTGGTGAAAGATATAACCTATTCCAATTTAAAACTATTGGACATGGTACATTATACAATACTAAATTTAAAGTTGGTATTTCTAATGTAAAAGCAGCTGGTGAAGATGGTTCGACTGATTATTCAACATTTACTGTAACAATTCGTTCATATAGTGATACTGATAAGAGAAAGAGTGTTGTTGAAACATTTAACAATGTAAACTTAGACCCTGCTTCTCCAAACTATATTGCTAGAAGAATTGGTGATAGATATTTCACAATTGATTCTAATGGTAAAATTACTGAATATGGTGATTATACATCAAAATCAAAATATGTAAGAGTAGTAGTTCAGGATGCAAACGCTAATATTTTAGGACCTGGTTCTTATCCAATATCAGCAGCACCATTTGGACATGAAGCATATACAAATCCAATCAAAACAAATTCTACAACAGAAGATGGATGGGTGCCTGCAGTAACTTATCAAACTGGTTCAGCAAATAACACATCATCATCTCCAATTTATTATAGTGGATTTGATTTTGAAACATCTGGTGTATCAATGGATAATAAACAATATTTGAAACCAATTCCTGTTGGAGCTAAATCTGGAGCAAACGTAGCATTCGCATTTGATTCTCAATTGAATTATGTAATGACTGGTTCAGCATCAACTGATATGGTTAAGAGACAATTTGTATTAGGATTCCAATTTGGATTTGATGGTACTAACCCAACTGTAAAGATAGCTAAGGCTGGCGATACTGATTGGGGTAATGCAAATCAGCAAGGTTTTAATTGCGCAACTTCAACATCATCTGGTTCAGTAGCATATACAAAAGCAATCAACGCTGTATCTAATCCTGATGAGTATGATATCAATATGGTAGTAACTCCTGGTATTGTAAGACAATTACATCCGGCTATTACTTCTAAAGTAATTGATATGGTTGAAGAAAGACAAGATTGTTTCTACATCGCTGATTTCAACGATTACGATGATACAATTACTGAAGCAACTGAGCAAGCAAATTCAGTAGATTCAAACTATGTAGCAACTTACTATCCTTGGGTTAAAACAATCGATAGTAACACAAATAAATTAACTTCAGTTCCACCATCAGTATTGATGCCGGCTGTATTCGCTTCTAATGATAGATTAGCAGCTGAATGGTTCGCACCTGCTGGTTTGAATAGAGGTGGTATCACTGGAGCAGTTAGTGTATTAAATAGATTAACGCACGCTGAAAGAGATACTCTTTATGAGAACAAAGTAAACCCAATCGCAGCATTCCCTGGACAAGGTATTGTAGCATTCGGACAGAAGACATTGCAAGATAAGGCATCTGCTTTAGATAGAATCAATGTTAGAAGATTACTTATCACTCTTAAGAAGTTTATCGCTTCAACATCTCGTTTCTTAGTGTTCGAACAAAATACATCTACGACTAGAAATAGATTCTTAAATACTGTTAATCCTTATTTAGAGTCTGTACAACAAAGACAAGGTCTTTATACATTCAAAGTTGTAATGGATGAAACTAACAACACACCGGATGTGATTGATAGAAACATATTAGCAGGACAAATTTTCTTACAACCGGCTAAGACAGCGGAATTTATCGTAATAGATTTCAACATCTTACCAACTGGAGCAAGTTTCACAGCATAATACGAAAATAAAGGAATTAGATATTTATTAATATAATAAAAAGGAATAAAAATGGCAGAAATATTAGAGTTTGATAAGATGTTCTATACGAACTTCGAACCGAAGATGAAAAATAGATATGTGATGGAGATTGAAAACATCCCTTCATATCTTGTAAAGGCAGCAAATAGACCCACAATTCAATTTGAAACAATTACTTTAGACCATATCAACGTAAAGAGAAAGTTAAAAGGTAAAGGTGAGTGGCAAGATGTAAGTATCACTTTGTATGACCCAATTGTACCTTCGGCAGCACAAGCGGTAATGGATTGGGTTCGTTTAGGACATGAATCAATTACTGGTAGAGATGGATACGCTGATTTCTATAAAAAAGATATCACTTTCTATATGTTGGGACCTGTTGGTGATAAGATTGAACAATGGACTTTAAAAGGTGCATTTATTTCTCAGGCTAACTTTGGTGATTTATCGTTTGATTCTAATGAACCTGCAACAATAGAATTAACATTAGCTTACGATTACGCAATCTTAGAATTCTAATCAAAAGTATATAAAATTAAGGGGATATCAAAAGTATCCCCTTTTTTGTGCTTTCTAATTTTTTAAAAAGTATGTATTTATATATACAAACTTAAAACAAAGTAAAGTTATGAACGAAAGAGAATATGATTTTCCAACCGAAGTGTTGGATTTACCATCTCAAGGTAAATTGTATCCAAAGGATAATCCGTTATCATCTGGTAGAATCACAATTAAATGTATGACTGCAAAGGAAGAAGATATCCTTTCCAATCAAAATCTTATTAAAAAAGGTGTTGTTTTGGATAAATTGTTTGAATCAATTATAGTTGATAATGGTGTAAATTCAAAAGATATTTTAATTGGTGATAAAAACGCAATTTTATTAGCAACTAGATTATTAGGATATGGTCCTGATTATAATTTTAAATTTTATTCAAATGTTACTGGCGATGTAATATCAACAACTATTGATTTGGCAAAAATCCAAACAAAAGAAGTAGATATGTCAGTATTCAATAATAAAAACGAATTTGATTATACAACACCATTTGGTAAAACAAAATTAACATTCAAATTATTAACTCATGGTGACGAAATTGCTATTGAGAAAGATATTGAAGGAATGCAAAAAATAAATAAAGAGTTTTCTGGTGAAATTACTACTAGATTACGTTATATGATTAAAAGTGTAGAAGGTGATACATCTTTAGGTGCAATTACAAAGTATTTAAATAATATGTTAGCTAGAGATAGTAAAGCATTCAGAGAATATGTTAAAACTATATCTCCTGATGTTGATATGTCATTTACATATACCCACAGAGATGGAGAAAAGGAGGTAAGTCCGATTCCAATGGGCGTAGGGTTTTTTTGGCCTAGCTCAGAATCATAGTGTTCAAATGCATTCGCAGATATTTGATATGGTAAATTATGGAAACGGATTTACTATGATGGAAATCTATAAAATGCCAACATATCTTCGAAACTTCTACTATAATAAATTGGTTGATTCAAAAACCAAAGAAAACGAACAAATACAAGCAGCCAATACAAAGGCTGGGAAATCATCCAAAGTTAGGATTAAACGGTAATTTACTGGGTAATCCTAACTTTTTGTTTTATACGATATTTATAGTAGTATAAACCCAATATTCAATGAAAAAATATAAAATATCTAAATCAAATCTAAAAGAGCTGTTTGGATGGTTCGGTAAAAAGAATGTGCCAAATAAATTACAAACTATAATAGATAATGACCCGGTTTTACAACAATTGAAAGCAGATGTTAATAAAATAAACAACAAATACGCTGATGATATTGAAAAAATGAAAAAAGAAGAACCTGAATATTATAATATGTTAGTTAAAGCTGGCATTTTGGGTAAAGATTAATTAATAAGTAATGGCATTATCCAACGAACAATTACAACAAAGGGCTGACCTATTAGAAGAAATTGCTGAAATTGAAGCTAGGTTAGCTGTTACCAATGAAGCATTGGCAACGGCAACTGGTGCGCAACGAAGACAATTAGAACAAATAAGAGATTCCGAAAAGGAAACACTTGGATACAGAAGAGCTTCAGTAGCTCCATTAAATGAGCAAGTTGCTGCAGAAGAGAGAGCAGAAAGAGCAGCTAGAGAAAGAGCAAAAGCTTATAGAGATTCTGCGAAATCAATGGCTAGATTGGCGCCTGATGTAAAAAAGATGCTAAAAGATTCTGTTACTGGTAATAGTTTAGTTGCTGCATCTAGTAGAAAGATAGTAGAATTAAAAGCACAAGAATTAAGTTTAAGTGATGATGAATTAGAGGCAGCTCAAGAAAAAAGAGCAATTTTAGAAAATTTACAATCATCATTAATAACTCAAGCAAAAGCAACTGCATCTGCTGAAAGAAGTGCTAAAGGAATGACAGATTCTGCGCAAAGAAGATTAGAATTTCAAACATCAATAACGGATTTAAGTGAAGATGAAAGAAAAATTGCTGAGGACTTATTTGAACAAAATGAACTATTAATTAAGCAAGAGGCTAGACTAAATGAATTAAAGGAAGCTCAAGATGGAATAATTGGTGCACTACCGGCTGGATTGCAAAGTATCATTGGGGTAGCTAAAAAGTTAAAGATGGCTTTAGCGGCTGGTTTCGGCCCTATATTTATAATAGGAGCTATATTGGCATTGGCAATTAAATCATTCGTTGATTTGGATGATGCAGCTGCAGATTTTAGAAAAGAAACTGGATTATTAAATTCGCAAATGGAGGGAATAAAATCCCAAGCAGTACAAATCAGTACGGAGTTTGCAAATATTGGATTAGAAAGTGCAGATGTCTTAAAAACCATATCATCTTTAAAAAGTGAATTTAGTGATTCGGTTGAGTTTTCAAAAGAAACAGTAGCTGCACTAAGTGTAATGAATAAAAACTTTGGAATAGCAGCTGAATCATCAGCTAAAGTACAAGGTATATTTGAAAGTGTTGGTGGGTTGAGTGCAGAAACAGCAGCTAATGTTCAAATGCAGGCAGCTAATATGGCTAAATTAGCCGGAGTAGCTCCCGATAAAGTATTTAAAGATATTGCAGAAAATGCAGAAGCAGCATCAACGTTTTTTAAAGGAGATTTAAGTGCATTAACAAAGAATGCAGTTCAAGCCCGTAGAATGGGTACTTCTTTAAAAGAGCAAGTATCATTAGCAGAAAAATTATTAGATTTTGAAAGTGGTATAGAAGAAGAATTAGTAGCAGCAACTTTTGTTGGTGGACAATTTAATTTGAGTAGAGCTAGAGCATTAGCAATGGAAGGTAAACTTCAAGAAGCAAATGAAGAAACTCTTTCTCAAATTCAAAGAAGTGGTGATTTCCGAAAGAAAGATTACTTCACCCAACAGCAATTAGCCAAAGCAGCTGGAATGACCGTTGAAGAAATTAATAAACAACTTAGTACTCAAGATAAATTAAATAGTCTATCAGCAGAACAAAAGAAAGCTGCCGAAGATGCGATTAGTAAGGGATTGGATATAACAAACATTGGGGCAGACCAATTAGCACAAGAAACTGATAAATTTGCTAAACAACAAGAACAGCAAAAGCAAGTTGAAAAAATAACAAACGCGTTTATGGGTATGGCAACTGTGATAGGAAATACATTGATGCCTTTAATTGAAGGTATTGGTATTGCATTGATGCCAATTCAAATGATAGTTGAATTAATACAATATGTATTTGGTGGTATTGGTGACTCTATTAGTAACATGATAGGTCCTTTGGGAACTGTTGGTAAAGTTTTAAAGGGACTTGCTGGTTTGGCAGTTGTTTACGCAGCTTATAGCGCATTCCAAGGAATTATGGCAATGAGTTTGGGATTTGGATTACCATTAGCAATAGCAGCTTCGGCAGCAATATTATCGGCAGGATTTGCTACATTATCAAAAGTTGGTGATATGAATTCACCGGCAGATGGCAAAACTCAAGTATCTACAAAAGAAGGTGGATTATTTCAATTATCTCCAAACGATGATATAGTTGCTGGGCCTGGTATATCAAATGCTTTAGCAAACGGAGGAACTCAACAAACGGGAACAACTCAACAATCGGCAACACCTCAAATGAATTTAGCAATTTTATCTGCACCATTAAATGCTATGATAGCTGAAATAAAAGGATTAAGAGCAGATATGGCTGCCGGTAAAATATCGGTACATATGGATGGAGCAAAAGTTACAGCAGGAGTATCAAATCAGGTTAATAAGAGTACACGAAATAACTTTGCAATAGCATAAAATATAAGTAAATGCCAACGATAGAAGAATTATTTAAAAGTAAAAAATTAGTTAGTGGGCAAACTGCTGAACAACAATATGATATTCGTAATACTGCTGATTTGCGAAGAAATCCATATAATGTTTTAATGACACCATCTTTTAGAATTGCTGAAATTGGTAGAAGAAATTTATCACTTCGAACAAGAGAAAGAAGATTAGAAGAAGAAGTAACTGGATTACGCATATTATCAAAAACAACAAGTCCTATTTTATATGGAACTGATATAATCAAATTCACTACAAAGACTAGAGGTATTGTAGATGATATGAAAGGTGGTGCTGGTGGTGTTACTAATGGTGGTATATTAGGTACATTTTTAAATAAAGCAGAGAATTTAGGAAAAAATGTATTATCAAAACTAGGTATTAAATTACCTGAACAACTTATACCAAGTAGAATTGTATTAGATAAAGATTTTACAAGAGAAGGTGGTGAATATAACACCATGATTACTCTAAGAAATTTAAAATTACAATCTGGTGGTAATTTACTTGGTAATCTTATTAAAAATAATTTATCAGGAAGACCAAATCCAAACCAAATACTTGGTTCAGCTTTAGAATTAGGTAAAAAGAAATTAAACAATTTATTATTAGGTTCTCCATCTCAAGCAGCAGTTAATTTTGCAAAAGCCGGTGGTGTTCTATATGATAGTCTAGCTCCATATGGTAAAGTAATGACTGATACCACAATCGGTTTATTATCAAAATATACGGAATATGAAGTAGATATATTTAATACACCATTACCAATAACAAATTATATAGCAGTACCAAATGTAATAAAAACACCAAAAACAAAATTTAGTAGAAATGAAATACAACGTAATAATAGTATTGAAAGAGTTAGAGCGATGTTTACAACATCAGATTACTTAAATAAACAGGTTTCATATCCATCAGCAACTGGGTTAAAAAATGATTTAATCAAAGATACGGAAAAGCAATTAGATGATTATGATTTTGTAACTTTAAAATTTTGGTCTGTGCATAAAAAGGCAGCAGTAAACTTTAGAGCAACTATAAGTGGATTAAGTGAAACATTATCACCTAGTTGGGATACTAATAAATTTATTGGAAATCCATTTAATTTTTATACATATAATGGTGTTGAACGAAGTATAACTTTTAATTTTAAAGTATATTCCTTATCATATGATGAACATGTAGCAGCTTGGCAAAGATTAAATTTTTTAACAAGTCTTACTTATCCACAAGGGTATTCACAAAACTCAGTATATGCACCTTTTATTAAATTTACATTAGGAGATATGTTTAGAAATAAAGAAGCATATATAGATTCATTAACATATACAATTGATGATAATTCACCTTGGGATATTGGTCTTGATACTGAAACTAAAAATTGGAAATTGCCAAAAATTGTAAATGTTGATATTACGCTTAAATTAGTAGAAACAATTGGAAGTACATATCAAAAAAGATTATATGGATATGGTGATGTTCCTGCTAATGTTTCAATTAAGCAAGATAGTAACAAAGAATTAAATGCGGATGGTTCTCCTAAAAAGAAAGAAGATGGCACTCAGACTGATGTAAAACAGGATTCAAATACAAAAAATCCATCCGAAGAAAAACCAAAAGAAAAAATAGGTCCACATGGTATATTTGTAGAAAAATACAAAGATTTCAATATATACAAAAAATCAAAACCACCAAATTTTGTATATATTACAAGAGATGGAGAGCAACCACTTCATGCAGGACCCGAAGGTAGGGCAGAGATAGAGTTACTTAACTTTGAAAGAAGATGGATTGATAATTTTATTGGAAAATAAACCAATCTAAAAGATATAACAATTGTAAATAAAATATGCAAAGTAGATACAAAAATAGTAGATTCAAAAAAACAATAGATGGTAGGGAAGTACTACAATCTAAAATATATCCTAATATCGCAAAAACGGATGATGATATATATGTTGCAACTGAAACTGGTG